CAAAGGCAGGGTCTGAGCCTGTGTGTGAGATCTCAAACGGCGCTGGACCCGTAATAACCACAGTTTGATCTAGTGTACTGCTGGTGTATCCCGCTGGGAGATTGAGGCCACTAATGATGTTAGATTGTAATTGTGTGGAGCTGAGTGCAGAGGTTGTACTCAAAGACCAAACAGTAGATCCGTTGATTTTTATTGTATAACTGGTGTTAGCGTTTGTTGTTCGACAGTTGACCAACGCTTGGTTTGGGTTGGTATAAGTAGTAGGAAGCATTTCCACGACTTTAGTTTTATTACAAATCAACGTGTAGTCTGCAACGGTCACGAAAGCTGTAGTCTGAGACGTGCTACCTTGAACGTAAGACAATCCGTTAGGAGCATTTACGTTGTATTCAACGCCCTCCAAGTCGAAAACACGCACATTATTATCAGCAACAACAATTACATATTGTTCTAGGTTGTCTCGGCTATAAGAATAAATAGCAGGGTCTTCATTTTCAGAAATAAAGTCAAAGTTTCTGATGTGTCTGCTTGACGGTCTGGATTCAAATCCACCTGTCACAACAGACACAAGAATATTATCAGCCTCTTCCATCTGACCGGGGAGACGTACTGGATCAGGTTGGCGAGATACGCCCTGATAAAGCGTTTTGATCGATTGCTCGACTAGCTTACCCATGTATTATCTCCCTGAGATTGGTGAATTTCGATGTGTCGCATAGAAGACGTGGGCAGAACTTCTGAGGATATTAGTATCTTCATTTTCTGCTTCTGCATCTAACAGAGCGGCATAAGCCTCTTGCTCTTGGCGTCCGGCAAAGCTATCCAAAGTTGCAGAACCCATAGCGGACTCTTGGAACTTACGAGCGGAGCGGAATGCGATGTAGTTTTGTAGTTCAAAGTTTAAGGCTTCAAACTCGATCTCTAGTAAGATTTCTACAAGTAAATCCTTAGTGAATTTAAAGGTGTAGTTTCTTAGATCGAATAATTTACGCTTACCGTTCTGCTTGCGAACAGTAATGTTAATATCTTTGTCCATACCCGTTGTATCAACCCGAAGGTATTGGCGTGGTACAATAATTTCACCGTCATAATTACGGCTCATGTAGATATCTGATTCTGTGTTTTGCTGCCAGCCTTTAGCTAGGACTTCCATGATTGTAGAGTCTAGCTTCTGCTCCGCAGCCTCGGCGTCTGGAAGACCAGAGGTAAGAGATGAGACAGGTGTCTCTCCAATTACGTTGAGGATAATATTAACGGCGTCTAGTTTCGTGAGCATAAGCCACACTCCTAAAAAAAAGGGACACCCACAGATTTCTCTGTAGATGCCCCTGAAAGTTTATTAAGCGGTTTTAAACTCAATGGCCATTTCTGGACGCATTGTGCCGTGACCACAGAACATTTTAGATACCATGAAATCTTCAAGGCGACGAACATCGCGCTCAGTTTCCATTGAGATATCAAGCAGTTTAACTGTTGCTACAGCTTGCGGACACCACATAACACCTACGGTGGTGCTGTAGTCGCCACGGTATTTGCTATACACACCAGCAGCCGATGATTCATCAGTGCCTGGAATGTTGCGAGATTTACAAACTGTTACACCATCGATGACAATTTTCTCTGCACGGGCTTGAATGCCGCCAGCAGCGTCTGCGCCAAAGTCGCGGTTCAGTACGAGATACTGTCCACCACTGTCCTTAGCGTATTTAATCGCGTCAAAGATTTCCGCCTTAACAGCCAAATAACGTGGCATGTCTTCTGGGACGTCTTTGTTGAACAATGTGAGGTTAGCTTCACGAATAGCATCGATCCAATCGATACCATTGTAGACACCGTTGGTTGCGGCCAATGATGCATCAGCAGTAGAGGAGCCACCGGGGAACGGTGAGGTGCCTGTATCACGCGATGCCAAAAGCAACTGACGGAATACGTTCTTATCGAAAGTCTTCGCAAGTGCTGCACCCATCTCTTTTGAGATGATAGAGCGCATGTCGAAGTGGGATAGGATACGATCCAAATCTGCGATAGCGTAGTGAGATACAAGGATATCATCTACGTTGATTGTGGATTCACCAGTTGTGAAATCATTGCCCAGCATTTCTTGGCCGGGTGTGTGATACTCACTGGAGGCTTTCCAAGTTTTTGGGAAGCGGTAAGATTTTGCGCCACCTGAAAGGGATTTCACGGTGTGTTTGTCGAGGGTAACCGTCGCGCTATGGAAAGCAGTAAGAACTTCACCACCGAACACGTCCAACATTAGGGAGCGTGTATCTACGGGGTTGGACTGACCAGCACCAAAACGGACGGGACTTGAAGAATCGCCAAAGGCCATTTCTTGTCTCCATATATAAATAAGAATTTAGGGTTTGTTTTTGCCTAAGTGCTTTTCTAAATAGGATTGTCCGCCGTAGCGGGTCGAATTTATAATCAGTGTTCGGCTATGAGCTAAAGGTTTGCCGACCTATAACTCACGTCTAGAACACATCGGGGGCATACCTATGTGTCCTTGGCAGAAACAGCCGTTAAGTGCAAAAAAATAGGGAGCCGAAGCCCCCTAGATTTATTTCTTTTTGGGAAATCCAGACTTCGCAGCTTTGTAAGCTTTAGGCGAAACTGTGGACTTAGCTTTGGAACGGGATGTTCCGTTAGCTTTCCGCTTGTTCATGTTGGCATATAGCCCCGGTTTTTTAGCCATTATTATTCTAAATCCCATGTAGCTGTTTGCATCTTACGCATGACATCCTGACGGAATTTAGGATCGGTTGAATAGAGTGGATTAGACATGTCTGCTGTCATTTCAGATTTAGAACGATAACCTGAAGAGGAATTACCACTAATACCAGCGCCGTTGATCATGTTAGGCTCACCTGTAGATGAGGACCGTCGAGCGCGGATAGCGTCAATAGCTACCTTCCACTGATCGGTCCCAAGCATCTGGTTGAAACCATTAACCTCAGATTCTGGCATGTTCTGTGTGGCCCATTGGCTTAACTGTTGCCAACCTTCTTCGCCACCAGCATAGTCAGTTGCCTCACGTAAGACACCTTCCTGACGGTAGTTAAAGTTCTCAGCATAAGTCTCTACCAAATCACGGGATAGACCCACTTTAGCTAAAGCCTCAAACGCCTCTTCGGAAAGTGTTCCGGTGTTTTGTAGCTGTGTTTGAAGGTCCATTGGATCAAGACCAGCAGAGGTTACAATATCCGCTGCCGTGTTGTCTTGCTCTTGAACCTCTTGCTGTTGTTCTTCAGCTTTTGGTTCAGGGGTCTTGTTACCGTTTAGACGATACTCAGCTTCCCGTGCGTGGTTCTGCCAATCATAAGCGCCAGTATCGGCGTTATAGAATTTAGCCTGACCGCCTTCAGGAATAGCTGAAATAGGTGGTGTCTCAACTGTTTCGTTCTGATGGCCTTCAGATTGATTTTGAAACTTATCGGCCATCTGCTGGTTGTATTCAGGTGAACCAGCCGCTTCTGTGTTTTCAGTAGACATGTTAATCCTTAGTTATTGTTCTTGAGACATAGCCGCCGCTGCTTGCGCACCGACACCTTGACCTGCCGCTCCGGCCATAGCTTGAGCGCCTTGGGCCATAGCTTGCTGTTGTTGTTTCTGTTTTTCGATCTGCTGTACTTCTTCTTCTGATCGAACCGCATCTGGAAGATTCAATCCGTAGAACGCCTTTCCTAGTAGTTCGCTGAACTTTACATACGTCAGCGTCTCTGGCGGCATTCCCTGTAGGAACTGCAATGCAGTCTGGACACGGGTAATATCTTGTTCACGACCAAGGGCTTCAAGACCTGTTAAGATAACAGGCTCAACCATACCTTCAGGCCAATCTGGTAACTGTTGGTTGCGCTTCATCTGGACAACCAAACGACTTAGACGTGCTTGTTGCATGTCGGCGTTTAGCTGTGAATATACGCCACCGAGTGTTCCCTCAAGCTCTTCCGTCATTCGACGGACCTCAAAGGCGGTAGTCCGTTCAGAGTCACGAACCGTTGCTGCACCCATTAAGAATGCTGCGGACACTTCACGGGTCTGACGTTCTAACTCAGCAGCACAAAGCTGCATCCCAGTATTGTTCTGGAACTGGAGCATCACTACGTCTTCAGGATTCCCAACAATGATTTCACCGTTGTCTGCTTTCGCAAAGCGGCGGCGTAGATTTAGACCACCAGCCG